CGATGACCATTTGGTGCAATATTTGGTGATTGCTGCCACTCTTTGTCACGTCGACCCCAAACGTAGGTGTAGCAAATAGACCAAGTTCCCTGTTTGAGCGACTCTACTGATCCTCGATTTATCGCACCAAAAAAAGGTCCTGCATCAACAGGACTAGTGATAATAGCTTTCCCGCCTTTGGTATAAGGAGTAGGTTTAGTCCCGGTGTTACGAACTTGGGTTTCTAACCAAGATACTGCATTACTGTATCTTACCTTCGGTGCTTCAGTCGGGGCAGGCAGTTGAAAATGTCTGCCTCGATACATACGAACGGGACGACCTTCGGTATCACCCTGAAAATCTCGCATACCAGCACGATCAGCGCCAGCAGTATCAATCGCCCAAACTTGCTGCTCAGTTTCGTCATAAACAACTGCAGGCTCATGCAGTTCAGTTACGTCGTCGCGCAGAAAAAACTCTGGCTGATAAATACGAAACTCTAATGGCTCCGCAGAAACAGTCACAGGGTTGTGACCAAAGAAAGCTAAGTCTTTCGCAAGACCTGATTTTGTTAAGCTGTCGTATAACTCTGGACTAAATTCCCGCAGTTTTTCTGTGATAAGTCTCAATGCAGCGCTGTCTTTGCTAGCACTTATTTCTACCTCGAAACCATCAGTGTTATTTATCCAAGGTCTGTCCAACGTCACCATGTAAATACGAGCGGGGATCCGTATTGTTACAGGGCCTCGCGAAACTCTCCCTTGTAGATTTAAGCTGTCAGCTTCTCTTTGTCTCACAGCGCCTGTTAGTCGGTATTCAAAGTCTTCGTTTTCGAAGTTCAAATCTTTACCAAGAATAAAGTGTTCGTTTTTAGAGAGAGCACCTTCAGCCGTGTAGTCTATTTCTTTTTGAACGTTCGTATATGCAGAGTCGTCTGTTCTTAGTTCGTTACGGAAATAAATCCTGTTGTTTACCGCTCTCGTCGCGTATCTTATCGTGCTGTCGTAACTGACTTCTCCACCAAATATTCTTTCGAGCGTGTGGTTAACCACAGGACCCGTTCCGTAAGCATTATACGTGACAAACTTAGATCCCGTACTTCGTGCTCTTGCGTATACTTGGGAAACAAACTGTTCGTCCAACTCGTTCACATTCAGACCGTTTTTCTCCGCAAATGCGATCTGTTCTTGTATCGACGCACCATCACGTACCTTCAAGTTAGATAAAGCGGCATCACCTTCTCTCGAAAACAAACTCTCGATTAACTGTTCAACTGACTTAGCTTCTGCAACTCCATTGTCTTTTTGGGTAGCGACATAGTCATAGTTTCGTCTAAGAACTTTTTTACCTTCAGCTACGTATTCATTTAGCGCATCAGCTTCAGCTACTAAACCTTTATAGCGAACAATCTGCCCAAATGTAGCCTTGCCCGTCGCCCTAACGTTTTGAAACGAAAGTCTATAGTTGGGAGTATCTGTGAGGTAAAAAAACTCGCGACATTGTCGACGATGCCAGCGACCTCGCGGATCTTTGACCTCAATGTGCATGATACCGTCCCACTCACCTGTGCATCGAGGTCTCCAAGTAGTTGACGTACGAGCAGAATCAAGGGGCAAGCCATTTTTATCCACAAACATCAGCAATCTTTTATCGGTGGGATGAGGTACGACGTACCCACCAGTCTGACCTGTGGTGTAGGGGCGCTGCAGAACAACGTGCTGCTCATCGGGCACAAGTGCTTCAGGTACGTCGCCTGCAAGCCTATCAAGTGCCTGGTTAACAGCATTGTTGATCTTCTTGTCAAGCGTTTTTCCTTCACTATGCCAAGCGCGCATTGACAATAGTTGCTGCCTGATTGACTTGAGAGAAGTGCTCACTTTACCTCCAAAGAAAAACGGGAACCCCGTTGAGAGGTTCCCGCTTATTGTATCACGAACCTAATCGTTACGGCAGATAGATGATCGCAGTGATCTTTGCGGCAGATCCACTGTCACCTTCAAAAGCTGTCCCGAAAACGCTGGCTTCTTCAGCAGAACCCATTTCGCTCACCTGACCGCTTGTGTGTGATGTCAGCAACTCGCCAGCACCAACTGATCCGTCAGTATTGACTTCACAGATACCGTTCTGAACGATCCAGCCGTACTTGCCAGCGGCAAGTGCGCCTCCTGCAATACCGAGAACACGACCCTTGGTCAAACCACTTGCCGCGCTCTTGATCCCGTGAAACGGTGCGTAGTCCGTGTCAAGCTGGATGCAGTCACCTTCAGCGAAGTCAGCCGAAGCTTCGTCGTTGTAAACGAAAACCCAAGTCCGGTCACCGTAGTGAGTCGAGTTGGCTGCATTTACTTCGTCCGCAAGTTGTACTCGACGAGTTCCCAATGGATAGACTTCATCATCATATTGAGCCGAAACCCAATCTTTTGAAACCTCGCCATCAACGACAGCAGCGCCAGATGAAAACTGATTACTCATGCGGCACCTCCAGCAACACACCCTTGAGCGGGAGTCTTGGTACAGATCATGTTTCCTTGCATAGTGAACACAGCAGTCACGACATCTTGGTCACCAACACGCTCTTTGAACTCGCTAATGGTCGGTGCTTCCGCCATTGCAAACTCAATGAAGTCAGTGTTGAGCATGTAACCTGCTCCAGCAGAAGGCGCAGAAGTTGCACCAGTAGCTGCAGACGAAGTCATAAGTGAAGTGTCCAAGTCAAGTGATGAAAGAACTTCTGCGATTCCAAGGCTAAGTCCGAGCATGGTGCTCTTTTCAGTCTTGTCTTCTACGAGTTGGACACGCACGTTGTTTAGCTTGTCGTTCTCGAAGTTAGCAAAAGTGTCGTCATCAAAGATAACAAGGTCAGGACCCTTACCAAGACCACCAGCAAAATGAGCGCACTGACGGTACAGCTTACGAAGCGTCTTAGTACCATCTGTCGAGTAAGTACCGATGTCGGCATACTGGTTGAAGTGGAAGTAGCTGTTGCTCTTGGTCACATTCTGAACCTTGTCACTTTGGTTGGCAGGGGGTTGCCAATCAAGTAGACCATGAGTGATACCTGTACCGATACCGGTAGAAACATCACCGTTCAGAGAAAGCAAACCAGACAACTCAGAAGTGTTGAAGACGATACCGCGACTCGTACCTGTGAGCAG